GATCACTCATTCGTCTACCTCCTCACATACTTTCTTTGCTTTGAGCGTTGCTCTATTAGAGGTTTTATTTTCTCTTCGAAGATCAAAGATTAAATTAACCCCTAACTTCTCTAAAAGTTTATTGACCTCACTTTCGTAATCCAAGACTATTTTTTCGATAGCTTCGGACCGTGGCACGTTGACCGTGCTTTCTTCTAACACCTGATATAATTTCCATTCTCTCATGATGCCTCCTTTAGTTGTTGTTCTAGAAATCTTTTGATCTCTAAAGTTTTATTGCTTCTATTAAAAATCCTGTCCATGAATGTGTCACCATTACACAAAAAGGTTTCTAATCTTTTTTTGCTCCAAGATACGGGACCAGATAAGTAATCAAAAAGTTTGTCTTTATCTTTTTTATAAACGTTTCGATGCTGTCCTGTGTAAAGAGCAATTGCTTCATAACTTCTTTCTTTGTGTTTAACAAAGATTAAAGTATCAGCTATGGGTAACCCTTTGGGGTCTTCTAAATAGCCTTGATGTATAGTCCAAGTCATTTGGCCTCCCTAGGATTTATTCTTTGAATAGAGTCTAGTTCTTCATGTAGTTGTTTTCTAATTAATGTTCTAGTCTCTATTGATTGATTAGCCCACTCACATAAATATTCAACTATCTCAGTTGAACTTTTTGTTTTTTTTAAGTTTTCTATTTTAAATAATAAAGAAGTAGCAAACTCATCTTTTGCTTTTAATTTTACTAATTTACTTTTTAAAATATGTCTGCTTATAGCAGTTTTATGTAGATGCGTTGGTAAGTTATTTAACATTATATTTCCCTTTCTGAACGGTATAAGCGTTCAGATAAGGCCACCAAGAGCCTTATCAAAATGCTTATTAAATACCGAAATTTTGAATTAAGATGTACAAAATTATGCATAATAAAATTGTATTAATCATCTTATCCTTTGACGGTTGGTTGAGAATTTAATCTTATTCTTCTTTCATAAGCTGTTTGACTAATCAAACGATCACGCTCATGAATGATTTCTTTGACTTTTCTAAGATCAAAATCATTTAACTTTTCTATTTCTTTTAATAGTAAAGCTGTTTTTATTTCTCTAAATCTATTCTCAGTCATCTTTTACTCCTTTTTTCTATACGTTTTTTTCTCTTCTCAATCATCTTTAAAAATTTTTCGTAGTCTTCTTTTGTGCCTCTCCAAAATAAATCAGGGACACCTTGATAGAGAAGTTTTTGAGTGACTTTTCCACATTTCTTTTTATGGATAAAGTCAAACCATAGACACCCATTGATCTCACGAATGGCGTGTAAAATTAAATCAGGATTGTTAGTCTGATAATTAATTTTTCTTCCGTGAGTGATGCGTCTAATTTCTTGTTGTTCGGTCATTTAGCCTCCTTGTTAATAAATTTTAAAACATACTTTTTTGCTTCGTCATCATTTTCAAAATATTTACATTCATCACAACGTTGTAAATCAGGATTATTGTTTTCATCGTTGGATAAAAGAAAATGATTATCATTACAAGCTTCACAGTATTCTTTGTTCATTTTGCTCTCCTTTTTATTTAAAAGAATGCCTTTGGTGTCGTGGGATTTGATGTGACTCATACCCACAAGCTTTCGATAACAGACCACATCTGATTATGAGAACATAATCTCAGTTTATACGTGGACCTACTAACTACGACCTTTGAAAAAACTGACCCATTTGGGCATTTAAAATTCATTGGTCTACCTTATGCCTCTGTCAAAACATTGTTCAGTCAGACCCTTTGACAGTTTCGAATCTGTCAAATTAAGGCATTCTTTTAAATAGTTCATATATGTTATATTGTGTTATTTTATCTTTTTTTCAACTAAAAGACAAAATTAATTTTGGTCAGTGGGAATGTGAAGATTAATACCAACCCTTCGAGCATACGATCTCTATCTTTTGATATTCTTTTAGTTCACTAAAGACCTCCCACGAGCCTGAGCATATTAAGTTTGCTTTTTTTTAAGTGGTTGCGAAAAACTTAGGGACACCCCTGAAACCAATCCACAGCAATGTAGGGACCATAGACACGTCTATTGATTGAGACATGACTCCAACCTCAACCGTGCTTAGTATTGTTACCCATTGCACAATGCTTTTTACACATTGTCAAAGACCCCACAATCGGAGTCTTTGAAAATGTATATAAAATTAGAAGCTAGGGTCCCAATATTCGGACCTAGCACCTAGAGAGATATGATTACCGTCTTTTTTAAAACGGTTAGTCTTAGGACTAAATTCTCTAGGTTCGAGAATAAATCCTTTCTCTCCCTCAGAGGTTTCGATATCGAGAACCTCAGCGTAATATTTACGCCCTTGAGGATTAGGCGTAAATTCATAAGTTTGACTTTCTGAAAAGCCATTCTTATCGGTACGCTTAGCGTGATCTCTTTGAACCACGATGTAGCGTCTACCATTTTTTTTGGTGATAACGTCAATCAACGTACCACCATGACGATCAGACCAATAATAGATCGTAGCGCCATTACCTATGGTCAAAGCCTCAGGCTTGTACCATGAACGAGAGGATATCCAATTGGATACGCTCCCAAATTGCACACCAATTTTATTGGGTAACAATTTTTGGTTAGATAAAATTCTAATTTTGTCCATTAGAACCTCCTTTGTTTTCTTTAAAGTATTGTAAAAGATACTCATGTTCATAAGCCTCTTCCCACAAATCGCAAAAACGTCTCAACCAAGTTTTTTGGTCTTCGGTTAAAGACTCATCAAACAATAAAACATCGTCTGCTGAACCTTTGTCCACGTTTTTATTTTCGTCTCTGTCTAGCCAACGATTATAAATTTCGACTAGGTTAGTAATGTGATCTGCCATTATGCCTCCTTTGTTAATAGTCTTCGAAATTCTGAGTCTACGACTAACTCAAATTTAAAACCTAAGTCTAATATTGATCGAATATGGTGATCCGTAAAAGTCTTAGTACAAAGTAGTGAAGCAAATTTCTTTGCTTGCTCACATACAGGGTAAACTAGGTCATTTCCGTAAACGACCTTATTTTTTACTTTTAATATATTGTTCATTTTGCTCTCCTTTTGTTAAACGTTGGGTCCTGAAAGACATTGTCTGACTCAATATCAAAAGATATTGCTTTTCTATGATCAAACCATTTTCTTTCTAAGGGTGGGACCCTCACACCGTTTTAGGTAACTTTTAGGGGTTATCTTTCAACTCATGAACCTAGACACGGACCGTTTGTCGTGGACCGTGTTTCGTGGTTAGTGTCTTACTTCTTTATCTTTTTCTAGTTCTTCTAATCTCTTAGCAACTTCAAAAAGACAATCTTGAATTGTCTGAATGCTTTTAACTATTGCCAATAGATATTTTTTTTCTGTTTCTTTCATTGTGCCTCCTTTGGATTAACCAAAAATTTCTCTAATCTTTCGATTGAGTTCTTTTGTGGCTTGATCATCTTTTTTATATTCTAAAATAAAATTATAAAAACCTCCGATTGTTTTAACTAAAGAATAGCCTTGATTTTCTAATTTACTTTTTTTGATCTCAGCTTGTCTTACGCTCTTGGGGTCTGCTTCATTCCATTTTACAAATTCACGTTCTTTTCTGTATATAGTCATTTATTAAATCCATTTCTCTACTAGCTTGTCATAAAATTGAACTAACTGTCTTTTAACAGTTGGTGTCACTTTTAAAAATCTAGCAGTTTGGTAGTCGTTTCTTTTTGCTTCAATCCACTGTCTTAAAACAAAAGGTATAAACTCTTCATGGAATTCATATCTTTTTGTTTCTTCATTCCAATGGTCTGAAAGTTCGGTAGGTAGATAACCACAATACTTCTCTTGACAATAAAGTAGGTATTCTAGTTCCTCCCACAGTTGATCTTCATCATGGGTCGTATTAAAAATATAGTCCCAGATGATTTGTTCTAAATCGTTTTTTTTCATTTTTATGCTCCTTTTTGGGTCTCATCAGTATGCCCCTAACCCTAGGCATAGACGCCCCAAAGGGCGTTTCGTAAATTAACCAATCTGAAATTCATCATGGTTTTCTTCAGCTTTTTTTACTCTGTTAAATAGTTTATTAGCTAGTCTTAGATCGTCTTTTAAAGACTCTAGAAGATTATCTTTTTCAGGATATTCTGAAATTCTTTCTTCTAAATCATTAACTACTCTAAAAACATGAGTTCTTAAAAATTGAAGTTCTTCAAGTTTAGTTACTTTCATTTTATGCTCCTTGTCTGTTAAAATAATCGTTTCTTAAAGCGTTATTGAATAGTTCTTTAAACTTATCAAAAGACACTCTTGATTTTTTGTTACCACCGTCAATTTGAGTTAAATGCTTGCCTGTCGTTCTAGACCAAACATTTTGTGAAACGGTAAGATTTCCCTCTTGCTTGAATGCCACAGGGGTAGCATAAGAATAGAACACGGTTATTGTTCCGTTTTGTTCTAATCGAAGAGATTTAGTTGTATTTAAATATTTAATAGTCATTTCTTGCTCCTTTTGTTATTGGGTCTCTCATCAGTACGCTCCTGACCCTGAGCGTAGACGCCCCCAAGGGCGTTTCGATTAGTCTTGTATAATTGAAATAATTTGCTCAATTGGAAATTCTTCACTTGTAATTTGAAGATTGTGCCAATTTAATTCTTTTCTTGGTGAATTAACGTCAATACCACAAAAATGGCAGTATATTTTCCATAGTTGGTCTTTAGTTAAATTATTTACGTCTATTGTCATTTTATGCTCCTTTAAAATTTTTCTAAGATTACTTGTTTGCAATCTTTTAGAGTGGGTAAAGTGTTAACCCATTCAGTTGTTTCAAAAGCTTCTGTAACAGGGTTTAAAACCTTAGTTGAAGCGTCTGAATAGTTTATGTTTAAAGGTTGGTTAATGATTACTAATTCTAAAATCCATTCCCAACCATAATGAGTTTCTACATTTCTGATCTCAAATATAAGATCATTATGTTCAACTCTATAATAGCCATTGCATATTTTTTTAGTTTTCATTTTTTGCTCCTTTTTGGGTTGCTCATCAGTACACTCTTAAACCCTGAGTGTAGACACGGACCGAAGACCGTGTTTCGTGAATATTTATTTGATTGGCTGACCGTAGTCAGATATCCAAACACCGTCAGATCGTTGATAACATGGATAATGATTAATTACTGAGGTTGGTCTTTTAACCAATTCGTGTCGGTTAAGATATCGCTTTGCGTCAACTTTTGCTTCGTGCAAAGTTTTGTGAAAACTTAACAAAAATTTAGCACCGTTGTGCGCAACCTTAAATAATTGGTATTGACTACCGTTTTTTTGTATTTCTAAGCCAACAGGCTCTAATACATAGTTTAATGCGTTTAACATAATAATATGCTCCTTTTCCGAATACGTTATGTATTCAAGACAAGGCTAACTGAGTAGCCTTATCTAAAATACATAAAAACTTTTTTATTCGACTGTTTCCTTATCGGTGTCACCGATTGAACTCTTTGTTCTGAAGACTTGCTCTAAGCGTTTCAAGATGAAGTTTGGACCTCCACCCTAATTGGTTCGAGTTATCTACGCACTAAGGGGCGATTATATCTTGCCCAACCTTAGCAACCCACCGAGTCCGAAGACCCAAGAAACTTAATTCTTTGAGTGTTTTAGCACCTTAGACCCAATGGCTAAAATATCGTAAGCATTCCCCAAAATGGTAACTGGCTTATTGTCTTCTAGCGTGGTTTCTAAAGTATGGTTTGTCATTAAAAAGGATACTAATCATTTATATGATAAAGTCAAACATTATTAGATAAAAAAAGATAAAAAAGATAAAAAAAATGGTCATATTTTATTACTATTAATAAATTTATTGAAAAATAAGGGAAAATATGTAGGCCCTTTTTTTGCGTTTTTAGAGCGTTTTAAAGGGGTCTGTGTATGATTTTATTAGATAATTTATAATATGCTGTATGGCTCTTAAAACCGTTTTTTAGGCTATTTTGATTTTGGATATTTATAATATTTTATTGCAAATTGCGACACGGACCGTGAAACGTGAACAAAGTACGAACAAACAAAATACGAACAGAGTGGACCGTGGGTCGTGGATCAGGCATCACAGTACTAGGAGTTTTTTGAAAAAATAAAAATAAAAAATAAAAAAATTTTAAAACAAGTGTGATAGTGTCCGCTTATGCGTTTTAGCCTTATTTAGGTGGGTTTTACCCATCACACTTATGGTTTTTAGAAGTGTGAATAGTGTGATAGGTGGGTATTGATTTTACTGACTTTTTTGACCCTCTAGGCAATTGAAGACTTTTTGTAGATTAAAATTTTAAAAATAAATTACTGAAAAACTACTAGTACTAGAAAAATTATTTCGTAATATGTAACGGTATAATTTTTATGGCTGACGAGAAAAATCTTTATAAAATGGTAAAAGAAAAGCTTGAGGAATTTAACCCAATTAGGATTGAAACAACTACAATAAATGGCTTCCCTGATTTAATTTTATTCAATCGAAAAAAGAACGTTTTGTTTATTGAATGTAAGATCTGTGAACGTTCTAGATTGTTGCAGTCTTTAAGACCTCATCAGAAAGCGTTCCACCACAAACACAAACAAATTATGAACGGATTATTTATCTTGCAACGCTCTGTCAAAGAGAGAGCGTTTTTTCTGTATAGGTCCAAGGATATCGACTTCCTGTCAGAAAATAGCGAAAATGCACCACTTTGCACGGTCAAGGTGGGCGAACCATGGTCAACGATCAGTGAAATTTTGCATGAATACCACTAGATATAGATTAAACGCACAACGAACCGTGAATAATGGCGAAAAATATAGCGTTTCGGTGACCTATAATATAGATTATGCAACAATTGGGGTTAGGTACTTAGGGGCCACGGTCCGAGGTCCACAAATTTCGCAGACCCACCCCCAAAAAAATGGCCCCGGTCCCGCGGACCTGACCCTAGGCCTGGCAACATACACAGACTATAGGAGTGAAAAATGCATATAGACTACTCGAAGCTTGATCCGAATCAATTAAAGGCGATGGTATTGCTTAGAAGACGAATCGAACAAGAAGGTGCTCGTGGAAATTTCATGAGATTTGTCAAAGCAGTGTGGCCTGAGTTCGTTGAAGGCCCACATCACATCAAGATTGCGGAAAAACTTCAGGATTTCCTGACAGGTAAGAACAAAAGATTAATTGTTAACATGCCACCACGTCACACAAAAAGTGAGTTTGCCTCATTTTTATTCCCGGCATGGATGATGGGGCAAAATCCTCGACTAAAAATAATTCAAGCTACTCACACAGGTGAATTGGCTATTAGATTTGGTAGAAAAGTAAGAAATTTAATGAACACCAAAGAATATAGGGGAATATTTCCTGATGTTAACTTGAGAACAGACAACCAAGCGGCAGGTCGTTGGGAAACTAACCTTGGTGGTGAGTATTATGCGGCAGGTGTGGGTGGTGCAATCACAGGTCGTGGCGCTGATTTGTTAATTATTGACGATCCTCACTCAGAACAAGATGCTTTGTCCGAAACAGCCATGGATAATGCTTACGAATGGTATACTTCAGGCCCTCGACAGCGTATGCAACCAGGGGGAAGTATTGTAATCGTTATGACTCGATGGTCTGATAAAGACCTAACAGGTCAACTCATCAAAAAGATGGGTGATCTAAAAGCAGATAAATGGGATATCATAGAATTCCCGGCAATTTTAGAAGATGATGACGAAAAAAAGAGAAAACCAATTTGGCCACAGTATTGGAAGCTCGAAGAACTAGATAAAGTTAAAGCTTCTCTTGTTCCTAGTAAGTGGAATGCACAGTGGCAACAAAATCCTACTCATGACGGTACAAGTATCATTAAACGTGAGTGGTGGAACATTTGGGATAAACCCAATCCACCTGATTGTGTGTTCAAGATTCAAAGTTATGATACAGCATTTTCCAAAAAAGAGTCTGCTGACTACTCAGCTATAACAACTTGGGGAATCTTTGCACCTAATGAAGGAAAAGAAACCCATTTGATTTTGTTAAACTCAATCAAAGGTCGTTGGGACTTTCCTGAGCTTAAACAAGTTGCTAAAGAACAACTAGCAGCGTACCAACCTGAGAGTGTAATTATTGAAGCAAAGGCTTCAGGTACACCCTTGATACATGAGCTTCGGCGATTCGGTGTGTACGCACAAGCTTTCTCTCCGAACCGAGGTATGGATAAACATGTAAGACTAAATTCTGTAGCCCCTATCTTTGAAGCTGGCCATGTTTGGCGTACCAACGATAATTGGGCTATTGATGTACAAGAAGAACTAGCGGCGTTCCCTTATGGCGAACACGATGACCTAGTTGACGCAACCACCTTAGCTTTGTTAAGGTATAGACAAGGTAACTTTGTTACTCTTCATGATGATGAGAAAGACATGGTTCCAAGGGATATGAGAAAATATGAATACTATTAAAAAATTAATTAATCCTGAAGATAGGAGACTCAAACAAAAACTAACGCCAAAGCAAATGATCTTTGTTTACGAGTATGTTCACAAGGTTTTGCTCGGTGAGATATCCGCTGCCGAAGCTGCACGAAAAGCTGGCTATTCTCAGAATAGAGCTAGACAAACAGCTACGGACTTATTGAACCCCCACTTAAATCCTTTTGTGGTAGAAGCGATCCAAGAAATGAAACAAGATTTACATCAAGTATATGGCGTGTCCACTGCTTCTCATTTAGCTTCTCTTAAACAAATTCGTGACGAGGCACGGTCCAATAAGCACTATTCGGCGGCCGTGGCAGCTGAAGTAAACAGAGGGAAAGTCGCAGGCTTCTATGATACGAAAATCCAAAGCGACACACCTTTAGAGAATATGAGTAAGGATGAGCTCATAAAAGTTTTAGAAAATTACGATAAGCATGGTATAACTCACGATACAAAGTTAATTATTGACGATGATAAAGAGGCCATGACCCGCGGCCCGTTGATCGTGGAAGGAGATTAATGTTAGCACAGTTATTATCAAGAGCTACCCCAACGGTTCTCGGATCGTTGCTCGTGGGAACTGTAGGATCTGAACAAGCTAGTCAGATTCAAAAAGAACTAGCTTTAGGTAATATAACTTTAGATGATGTAGCTAACTTTATTACAAATTTTACGGCTTCACCTGCGGTGAGCTATTTAAAAGAAAAAGAAAAAACAAATCAAATAATTCCCAACGAAGAAGAAGACAAGAAACCTAACCTTCCTGAACCTAATCCGTTGGACTTGTTAAACTTATTAAAGGATGATAATAATGATCAAGATGAAAAAAGACCTTTTACAATACGCCAAGGAGAGGAAGAAACAAAACCAATTATTGGCTCAAAAGAAGAAACCACAAAAGTCGGAGAAGAACTTCTCGAAGGAAGACTTACAAACAATCAGGGAACAAATGTATTAAAAACAGAAGAAGGTTATACACTTGCTTCTGATGCTTTAAGAAATTTTTTCTCTAAAGTTTTAACTAAACAAACAGGCGAACCTAAATCTATTTATCAAAATATTTTAGATATTGTTAGCTTAGGAAAGACTAATGATATTTTTGATACTAAAAGAATCGGTAATTTTGAAAACCACATCTTTACAAGTATACCAACATTCAAAGAAACCCAAATAGCTACTGCTGATGCTGTTGCAAAATCTCTTCCTAAAAATGCAAATATTTTAGATATTGGTGGAACAGAAGGTGGTTTTGTAAATACTATTGCTGAACTAAGACCAGACATTAAAGGAATTGTTTTAGACCCTAATCCAATTGCTGAAAAAATTTTTGAATCACAAAAGCTTCCTAATACAGATTATATTAGAGAAGCGTTTACAACAGATCCTTCTCAGTATGATAAATATGCCTTTGATATTGAAGACGAAACTGAGCAAGGTATTCCTGCTAATTATTGGAATGCAAATGACTATGAAGATAAATCATTGGATGCTGTTTTTGAAAAGATGACTTTTCAATTTATTGACAAAGGTAGAAATAATAAAGTTAAATTAATTAGTGAAAAACTAAAGCCAAATGGTTTTGCTTTGTTTGAAGAAAAATTTTTTACTTCAAAAGAAGATCCTGTTTGGTTGGAAAATGAGGCAAAGAAAAACGAATTTAAATTAAAATACTATGACCCAAAAGATATTACTAAAAAACAAAAAGAAGTTTTAGAAGGAATGGATGAACTTCAGATAGGGTCTGAAGAATTTGAAAATATATTAATGAAACATTTTAACAACGTAGCTCAGTATTGGGATTCAGGTAATTTTAAAGGATATGTGGCTTCTGACAGTGCTGATACAATTAATAATTTTTTAGGGAACATGGTTAATTTAAATAGTGAATTCTCTAATGTACAAACTCCTAGGTTTGTAACACAAACAATTGACAAGAAACGAAGAGGTGGACCAATATCTATTCCTAAAATAGATCAGTTGTAAAACATTGATTACTTGGTATAAATAACAAATGGCGAAAAAATCTTCACCTAGTTTCAGAGCAGTAGAAAAATTAAGCATAGAAAATGCTGGATTGGATGCATTATTAAAATCTGATCCTTTATTCCAATATGGATATGACCCTTCGGTATTAGTGCAAAGATTTACTGGAGGGGATTATAGAACCACAGATTTTCAATCTAAAAATCAAAGTGATACTTTAAAAAAAACTTTGGGTAAAGTACCTGAACTCTATGAGGAAATAGAAAAAAGAGGTTTAGAAGAAGATGTCGTGTATATCGAACCAAAATCCGATATTAAAAATATTTATAGTGTCGGAGGATTAAAAGAACAATTAGGTTTTTCTGACAAAGAAGCTAATTTAGTAAAAGAATATCTAGAAACTCTTCCTGCTGAAAAAGCGTATGAACATGAATTTCAACACCGAGGCATTGAACTTCTAAAAGAAAATACAGATTTCGAACAAACTAAAGGCGATCATATGATGATGTATTCTGATTATGTAGAGAAGGCTGATAAAAAATATCAACCTGTTCTTCGAAAACTATATAATGAATTATTTGGAACAGATTTCTTTTCTAATAAAAAAAGAACAAAAGAATTATCTAATCTATTTGATGAAGTAAAAAATAAAGCAGTCGAAGAGCTGAAAAAAAGATATGATGTTAATGGCAAATATGCAGGAGGCTTTATCGATAAACCCTTGTATGATACTAAAAAAGATATATTTTAAATAACAAATGGCAGACAATATTGATAAAGCACTGTATTCAAACAATAGCCCTGATCTTGAAATAGTTAAATCCGAAACTGAAGTCGAGATTGACGGTCAAAAAATTCCTACTCCTGAGGGATTAGAAATTGAAATGGATGAAGAAGGAGGAGCAACTCTTGACTTCGATCCAATGTCCGCGATCCCTGAAGAAGTAGAATTTTATTCTAACTTAGCTGAAGTAATGGATGACAGAGACTTAGGTCGTCTCTCTGATGAACTATTGGCTGAATTAGAAAATGATCGTGCTTCACGAAAAGATTGGGAAGAAGCTTATACCAAAGGTTTGGATCTTTTAGGATTTAAGTATGTCGAAAGAACTCGACCTTTTGCAGGAGCAAGTGGTGTTACTCACCCTCTCTTAGCTGAAAGTGCCACACAGTTTCAAGCAACAGCTTACAAAGAATTATTACCGTCAGGTGGTCCTGTACGAACAGTGATGATGGGAGAAGAGACTCCTGAAAAATATGCACAGTCACAACGTGTACAAGATTTTATGAATTATCAATTGATGAACAAAATGGAAGACTACACTCCTGAGTTTGATCAAATGTTATTTTATTTACCTCTCGCAGGTTCTACCTTTAAAAAAGTTTACTACGATGAATTAATGGATCGAGCTGTATCTAAGTTTGTTCCAGCAGAAGATTTAGTCATTAACTACATGGCCACTGATTTAGATTCTTGTGAAAGAATTACTCACATCATTAACATGAGTTATAATGACTTTAGAAAAAAACAAGTTTCAGGTTTTTACAAAGATGTAGAAATTATTCCAGCTGAAGTAGATCCTTCTGAAGTACGAAAAAAATACAATGACATTGAAGGTCTTAAACCTTCTTACATTGACAAAGCTATTCGATTATATGAGTTCCACGTTTTTTTAGACCTTGAAGGTTTTGAAGATATAGGCGAGGATGGTGAGCCCACAGGAATTAAAATCCCTTACATTGTAACTATTGAAGATAGTTCTAGTCAGATCGTTGGTATTCGAAGAAACTACAACAAAGACGATGAGAAAAAATTAAAGAAAAAATATTTTGTTCACTATAAATTTTTACCAGGTTTAGGTTTCTATGGTTTTGGTTTAATTCATTTAATTGGATCATTATCTAGAACAGCGACAAAAATTTTACGACAATTAATAGACGCAGGTACGTTAGCGAACTTACCAGCAGGATTTAAGTCTCGTGGACTTAGAATTAGAGATGACGGTGAACCGTTACAACCAGGAGAATTTAGAGACATTGATGCACCGAATGGTGATTTAAGAAATGCTCTGATGCCATTACCTTACAAAGAACCCTCTCAAACTTTGTACAGTCTTCTAGGCTTTGTTGTTCAGTCAGGACAAAGATTTGCTGCTATAACCGACATGCAAGTTGGTGATGCAAATCAAAATGCTCCAGTAGGTACAACAATAGCATTATTAGAGAGGGGCTCAAAAGTAATGTCAGGTATTCACAAACGTTGTCATTATTCTCAAAAAAGAGAATTCAAATTATTGTTTGATGTGTTTGCAGAATATCTTCCTGACGAGTATCCTTATTCTGTAGAAGGTGCAGATAGAACTGTTAAAGCAGAAGATTTTAGTGATCGTGTAGATGTATTACCTGTTTCTGATCCAAACATTTTTTCTACTACTCAAAGAGTTACTTTGGCTCAAACTGAATTACAATTAGCTCAAAGTGCTCCTGATCTTCATAACATTAAAGAAGCTTACAGAAGAATGTATGAAGCTTTAGGTGTTAAAGATATTGATCAGATTTTACGAAAAGATTCCCCTAGTGCCCCTAAAGATCCAGCCACGGAGCACGCTGATTTACTCGATGGAAATTTATTAAAAGCTTATGAAGGACAAGATCACGATGCGCATATCCAAAACCATTTAATCTTTGGAACAAATCAAATGATCTTAGGCAATCCTCCGATGGCCATGAAACTTCAAAAACACGTTTTAGAGCATGTCTCTTTAAAAGCAAAAGAACAAACAATGTTCTTAGTACAACAACAACAAGTTCCTGAGGACCAAATGGATGCTGTTGTCGCAAAATTAGAAGCACAGTTTATGGCAGAGATTAAGCAAATGTCAGCTCAGTTAAGTGGTGCTGGTCAACCTGATCCTGTTATACAATTAAAGCAACAAGAGCTACAACAAGACGCTCAAAAAGATCAAATGGATGCACAAGTAGATCAAGCTAAATTACAATTAGACGCAGAGAAACTTCGTCAGAAGACAGCAATTGATCAAGCAAGAATTCAAAAAGATTATGACATTGCTGATAAGCGTGCAGAAGTTCAATACGACAAGATGACAACACAAACATTAAATCAGGAGAGACGAGATGCCCTTAACCAAAAAAGGCAGTAAAATAAAAACTGCAATGGAAAAAGAATATGGAAAAAAGAAAGGTGAACAGATTTTTTATGCTTCTAGAAATAAAGGAACTATTAAAGGTGTTGAAAAGAAGACTAGGAAAAAAAAGTAATAAGTACTATACTTTAGATATGAACAAAGAAACTGAAAAAAGAGTCCAAAGTATAATTGATCAAACAAGAGAGTTTGTACAAGGACAAGTTGATCAAGGTGTTAATTTAGTAGAATTAGCTCAAGTAATGTTAGCGATGAGTCGTGAAACAATGGTCGATGCTTATGGTGAATACATTGCAGATTCTTATATTTCTACTCAAATATCTAGGTTGCAAAAAGAAGAAAATAGTCTAACATTACACTAATGGTTAAAAAACTTACAAAAACAATACCACCCAAAAAGGGCCCTGTGTCTCAAGGATATAATATTCAACCTGGTAAGATTATGAAGGTTGGATCAGTTCCTGAAGATAAGAAGCACAAAAAAGGTTATGGAGTTGCTTCTAAGGGACTTAAATTCGAAGGAGTATTCTAATGAAGAAAATATGGGATTGGACTTTTGGTCTATGGAGTAAACTAAATACTCACGCAAAATGGATAGTCGCTATCGTAGTGGCTGTTGCAGTCTACCAATGGTGGATTGCATAAATCAATAAATGCTTTCAAACTTATTAGGTGGATCTTTAGTGGAGACTGTCGGTAAAGTTATCGACAGTGTCCACACCTCCGAAGAAGAAAAAGGTAAAATTCGAATTAAACTTCAAGAGCTTGAAAATGAAATTAATGCAAAACAAATGGAGATTAATTTAGCTGATGCTCAATCTACAGCTACCGATATTTCAGGTATATTGCAACGTTCTTGGAGACCTCTCATTGGATTCAGTGCAGCATTGGCCATATTTTTCGAGTTTGTCCTTAAACCTTTTATCGTGTTCTTTTTAGGAGTATTTCAGGTTGAAGTGGGACCACTTCCACAAATGAATATGGAACAATTGATGCCTTTAGTCATGGCTTTGCTCGGAATGGCAGGGCTCCGCAGTTTTGAAAAGGTTAAAAAAATTACTAAGTAATGCAAAAGTCTTTTGACTATTTGATAAAAAAAGAGATTAACGACAGAATTGAACAGTATAAAGACGATATACTGTCCAAAAACGTAGACTCTTATGATGAATATAAATATGCCCTTGGAAAATTACATGCCATGGAATTATTTTTAATTGATTATAAAGAGATTTTAGGAAAGGTGATAAAAGATGAGTAGTTTAATTTTACCTGAAGGATATAAGAAAAAACCTTCTGTAAAAGTAAAAGAACAGAAAGAAGAAAGTAAAGGTCCTGCCTTAGAGAGAATACCTCAAGCAACAGGTTGGAGATTAGTTGTTCTTCCTTATAAAGGGGTTGATAAAACCAAAGGTGGTCTGTATCTTACTGATAAGGCAATCGAAGAACAGCAACTAACCACTAACGTAGGTTTAATTCTAAGTGTAGGTTCTGATGCCTATGGTGATAAGGATAAATTTCCTAATGGACCATGGTGTAAAAAAGGTGATTGGATAGTTTTTGCAAGATACGCAGGATCAAGAGTTAAGATTGAAGGTGGAGAAATCCGTATTCTTAATGATGATGAAGTATTAGCAAAATTAAAAGATCCCAAAGACGTGTTAACAATTTATTAAGGAGAAAAACATGGCTGAAGAAAAAATGGTAGACCTTGATACTTCAGGAGAAGGTCAAGAGGTCGAACTTCAAGAGGAAGAAAAATCTACCGAGCAAAATTCTGTTGAATTAAAAGAAGATACAACAGAAAAAGTAGATGATTCTTCAGACGATGATTCTAGAGAAGATGGCTTAGATAAATATTCTAAAAATGTTCAAAGAAGAATTAAAAAACTTTTAGACAGGATAGAAAAAACTGAGCAAAGAGAACAAGAAGCTCTTCGTTTTGCAGAAAATGCAAAAAGAAAATATGATGAGTATGAAAAGAAAATCAGGTCTTTAGATGAAAATTATATTTCTGAGTACGAAACAAGAGTTAAGTCTCAGATAGAACAAGCTAAAAAAGCGTATCATGATGCTTTGTACAATAACGATGTCAATGCACAGGTTGAAGCTCAAAGAGCATTAACTCGATTGGCTATTGAAGAAGAAAGAGCAATTGCTTCTAAACAACAAAGAGAACAGTTATTAAAACAACAAGAAGGGTTAATGGCTGAAAAAACACAACCACAACAAACTGCACCAAGACAGCCTGATCCTAGAGCTGAACAATGGGCAGAAGAAAATAAATGGTTTGGTTCAGATGAAGCAATGACTTTTACTGCTTTAGCTCATCATAAAAAGCTTTTAAGAGAAGGATATGATCCTAAAAGCGATGATTATTATGAAGAAATAAACTCTTATATGAAGAGTCAATTTCCTCATAAATTCAAAGAAGAGGCTAAAGAGCCAAGAGAAAAAGCTCCTCAAACAGTTGCTGGAGCATCAAGAACATCAAAATCAAGTGGATCTAGGAAAGTAAAACTAACTCCTAGTCAAGTTGCTATTGCAAAAAGATTAAACGTACCACTTGAAGAATACGCAAAATATGTGTAGATTGGAGATAACATGGTAAATAAAACGCTTAGGTCTGATGAGACAAGAGAAAAGACAGCTCGTAAAAAAGGCTGGACAAGACCTTCATCATTAGACGCACCCCCAGCACCTGATGGATACAAACATCGATGGATTAGGGCCTCAGTTAGAGGTTATGACGACTATAAAAATATTAGTGGAAAATTACGAGAAGGTTGGGAATTAGTCCGAGCCGACGAGTATCCTGATTGGGAACTTCCTACTATCGAAGATGGTAAGCATGCTGGTGTTATAGGGGTAGGTGGGTTGCTGTTAGCTCGTATGCCAGTTGAAATCATTGAAGAGCGAAACGCTTATTACAGAAACTTGACCGAGGGCCAAAAGAAGGCTGTCGACAATGATTTACTGAAAATCGAGGATCCACGGATGCCGATCAGCAAACCCCAAAGGCAAACCAAAGTAACTTTTGGTTCAGGTAACAACTCGTAATCGGCACGGTTTGTTAAACGACCAATATTAACAACGTATTACAAAGGAGTAATATTATGGCTAACTTAGACGCACCATTCGGGTTTAGACCCGTAATGAAAGTTGGTGGCGGCGTTTCTAACCAAGGGCAAACTGAATACACAATTGCCAATGGTGAAGCATCAGCTATCTTTCAGGGTGATCCAGTTAAACTTGTTGCTAACGGTAACATTGATATTGCATCTTCCGCAGGTGATACTATTGTTGGTATTTTTAACGGTTGTTTCTACACAGACCCAACAACACAAAAACCAACTTTTAGTAATTACTATCCAGGAAGTATTGCAGCAAGCGATATCGTGGCACAAGTAATTGATGACCCAAACCAATTGTTTGAAGTTCAAGCAAATGGAACAATAACAGCTGCTAATGTCGGTGAAAATGCTGAGACATCTTACACTGCAGGTAGCACAAAATCTGGTATTTCAAAAGCTGAAGTTAACACTTTTGCATCAAATGCTAGCTCAACATGGATTATCGTAGGTCTTTCAAAAGATCCTGATAACGATGATACATCTTCTGCTAATGGCAATTTGATTGTAAAACCTAACCTTCACTTCTATACAGGTGGAAAGGCAGGGGTATAATCCATGGCTATTTCAAGAAGTCAACTCGTTAAAGAGTTAGAGCCAGGCCTAAACGCACTGTTTGGTTTGGAATATTCAAGGTATGAGCAAGAGCACAAAGAAATCTTTGATCAAGAGTCTTCTGACAGAGCATTCGAAGAAGAGGTAATGTTATCAGGTTTCGGTTCAGCTCCAGTTAAATCTGAGGGCTCAGGTATCTCTTATGATACTGCTGCTGAAGCTTATACTTCACGTTACACACACGAAACTATTGCATTAGGTTTTGCTATCACTGAAGAAGCAATCGAAGATAACCTCTACGATTCACTTTCTTCTCGTTATACAAGAGCTCTTGCAAGATCAATGGCAAACACAAAGCAAGTCAAAGGCGCTGATGTATTAAACAATGCATTTGCATCTGCTGGTGCAGCTGGTACAAATCCAGGTGGTGACGGTGTATCTTTAATTAACACACAACACCCACTTGCAGTTGGTGGTACTTTCTCAAACAGATTAGCAACTGATGCTGATCTTAATGAGGTATCATTAGAGCAAGCTTTAATTGATATTGCTGCGTTTGTTGATGAGCGTGGTCTTAAAATCGCAACTCAAGGTAGAAAACTTATAATTCCAAAAGAATTACAGTTTACTGCTGATCGATTAATGAACTCTGTTTTAAGAACAGGTACAGCAGACAACGACATCAATGCAGTCAGAAACATGGGAATGATTCCTGAAGGTTATGTAGTAAACCACTTCTTAACTGACACAGATGCATTCTTCATTAAAACTGATGCACCTAACGGTCTAAAGCACTTTGTTAGAACTGCTCTTTCCACAAACATGGAAGGCGATTTTGACACAGGTAACGTAAGATACAAAGCTAGAGAGAGATACTCATTTGGTTTCTCTGATCCTAGAGGTATCTTCGGAACTTCAGGCGCTGCATAATAGTTAAATAACTAATAAGAAGGGCGTATGTCTTTGACTGCGCCCTTTTTTTATGTCATATTAGAATTC